AACAATAGAATTGTCCATGATGACCTTAACCGTTTTTCCTTCAAGGTGTTCAAGCCCTGTCATGGTTGTGGTTGGAAGACCGGATGTCAGGCGTGTTGAAGCGTCTAAAAGATTGGATGTTTCAAGGTTTTCAAGCCAATCACGGTCATCACCATTGATGACCCGGTTGACCGCAAACCACATTGTGTCCCCTTCAACGCCGCATGCCTTGAATGTCCCATCCGTTGTCCGGCGGGCAAAGGATGTGATGTTTTGCGAACGCAAAATATTTGCAATTGATGCGTTCCCGTCTTCACGGACCAACAATAAATAGGCCCCTTCATCCGTTGAGGTCGCCCGGCGCAATGAAAAATCAACCGGAACCTTGACCAAATGGGATGAAAGCAATGACACAAAATTATTGACAAAACCATCAACGCTTTGTTCATAAACAAATTCTTGGATGGATTGCCCGCCGCGCTGGTTATACAGAACCCCGCCTTCAAATTCCACAACGGGCAACAAGGCTTGTGACCCAATGGACGTTTGGCGTTTCAAGTTCATGTTTGCGGGTGTGATTGGGTCCCCAAGGCTTTGTGGGACAATGTATTCCGCGGACGCGGTGAAGGCCATCAAGGCCCGTCCGGAATAGACATTGATGATTTCATTGTAATCCCCGCCAACTGTGTATTCAATCGCGTCATCATCCAACAATTGCCCAAGGTCAAAATCAAAATAATCACCAACACGGGACAACCAAAGCGTTGTTGGGCGGTCACGGGAACCACCAACAACAAGGCGTCCTTCATGGAAAACACCGGATGCCGGCCAACCGCGTGTGGAAGACCATGCCGCTTCATATCCGCGCATGATTATCCAATTTCCGGATGCAATGGCGGTTGTGTCAATGAACGGGATTTCAACAACGGCCTTGACCACCGTGGTTGATGTATATGAAACAATCCGCGCACGTCCGCCATTTCCTTCAATATATTGCCCGATGTCCGCCGCTGTAAATTGGGCCGTCCCCGCGGTCAATGTGACGTTCCCGGTTGCGGCCGATGGTGTCAATGTTGTGGCCGGGTTTGTGTTTGCCGGGACAAAATTATAATAAGGGATTGATGAAAAAACGGTATTTGAAAGCGTCCAAATATCGTGGTCAGAACCGCGCAACAATGTCTTGGTTTGCACGTTTTTGTTGAACAAAATGGCCGTATCCCCGGATTGTGTGATGTTCACATAAGGGACATTATCGGACAAAAGGTCTTCATGGCGGATGTCAATGACATATTGTTTGTTACGGTAAACGGCAATATTTTTGTCCGTGAAAACAAGGTTATATGTTTGGGCGTTGTTGAATGTGAAAGCCCGCATTTTAACTTTTGATTTTGCGCCTTCCGTCCAAACTTGCATGTCTTTCACGGTCACGGTCACGCCGGCCAAATTGGTTGACCCAATGCGGACAAGGCGGGCATACCTTGCGGACGCACACACGCGGCGCGTGAAGTCCTTGGCGGTTGATGTCAGTGACAGGGCCGCGCCGGCATTGAACCACGTTGAACCATTGACGGAATATTGAATGAAGAATTCATTGGAAGTTCCGGATGATAAGGACACGCCAAGGGCTTCAATCTTTCCCATGGCCTTTGATGAAGAAAGGTCCAATTGCGCCACAACATAAGGATTGTTGACACCAATGGCGGTTGTGGTTGTGAAAACTGTGGCCGTGTTGTTATCAGTCAAATTTGCCGTGGTTCCGCCGTTTGGCGCGGTCACGGAATAAGATGTTTCCCGGGTCAACTGTTTAAGGATGCGGTCACGGTTTGCAAGGCCCGGGCAACGCTTAAAACCGCCCTGTGGCGTGGTCACAACGTTTGTCAGGGTTTCGGCCGCGGAATAATATTGGTCAACGTCCGAACGGCCCAACATGGCCGGGTCAAGTTCCCCGGCGGTAAAGCGTTGTTGAATTTGGCGGACCATTGGCATGTTTACGAAAACCTTGCTTGGATGATTTCATTTTCCTTATATTGTTGCGGCGGGCTTTGTTGGTCCGAAACGCTGGCCGCAATGGCAAATTTCCCGCCGTTCCCATTATCGGAAGGGGGGCCATAGGCCGTTTGGCGGTGCAACCCTGTCAATGTTTCATCATGTGTGACAGGCATGCCAACGTGGGCCGCAAGGGCATAAATGGCAAAGTCAACAAACCATGCCGGCCAAACCGCTTCCGGAACGTATGTTGTGAACAATGCAAAGACCGTTTCTTCATTGCATGCCACATATTGGCCGGCGTCATCCGAAACAATTTCAAAGTTTTTGAAGGGCGGCGCATTGTTGGCCGATGAATTATAAATAGCAAAAATCCTCAAGGCAGTTGCCGGGACTTTGTAAAGGTACGCCCAACCGGGTTGGGTCTTGTTTTCCCTGATAAGCTGTTCACGCCGGCGGGCGAATGACCAAGGGTGAATTGCCAGAACCATCCGCGCCCATGTGTCATACATGTCCGCCATGATGTCCGCTTCATTGGTCCCGTCTTCAAATGAAGATATGGTTGCGGCGCGTAACTGAATAAGGGCTTGGGATGCAATTGAAAATTTTGTTTGTGCCATTTCAAGGCCCCTTTCCTAAGAAAACGCGGCGGAAGGCGAAAACCCACCGCCGCGCAATGTGCTTAAATCGCGGCTTGCCCGGATTAGTCCGTATTGGTTACGGTCAAGGCTGTGGTGTCAGATACGTTGACAACACCACCGGTGTTGGACATGACAACGTGTGTTCCCGCTGTGGAAACGGCTGTAAATGTCCCGTCCGTGAAGGTCACGCGGTCAATAAGGTCGCCCACGTTTAGCAAATCCGCCACGCTGTTAAAATAACCCGCCGTGTCAACTGTTGCCGCGGCATCCGCCGTGGAATAGCTAAAACGCTGTGGGGCTTTACCGCGGGTTGATTGGCCGCCAATCGGTGAAAAGTTTGAACGTACAAAAGGCATGATGTGTTTCCTCTTTCAAAGGGTTGAAGATGAAGGACGGCCCCGCCATTGGGGCCGCCCAAATTATTACGCTTCGTATGTGGACACGGTGTAAATACCGCCGTTGTCAATCGCAACGGACCCGGCCGAGAACATACCGTTCATCAACCAAGAAGTCTTTTCCGCAATCCAGTCAACGGCCGTCCGCATATCAAGACCGATTGCCAAACCAACCGCCGATTTGTGATAGGCGAAGTTTGAACGGACGGAAGAAGCAACCGGGAGGCCGCCTTCTGTACGGGCTTCAATCATCTTGAAATTGAACGTGGCGTATTTCTTCAATGAACCTTCCATCAAAGGACGCAAGATGTTGTAATCTTGGCTTGAGATTTTCGGGTCAAGAAGGGCTTGTTCCAGCGCATAGGCCGAAACAACCATATAACGTTCACCATCATCCGGAACACCGGCATCATCCATCAAGCGTTTTGCGCGAAGGATTTTGTCAATGTTCAAGCCGGTGTTTGAACCACCGATGTTGACGCCAACGGTTGTGGAGTTTGCCCCCGCAATCATGGCGTTGATGATAAGTTGGTCAAGGCGGCGGCCCATTGCGGATGCAATGACGTTTGCCAATTCTTTCTTTTCATCAAATGACAGTTTGGACAGGTCGTAAATGTCCGAATATTCCGGCGCATTCCAATCCTGAATGGTTGCGGTTGCCTTGCTGTGAACAACGTTCATTGGAATGACATCCGTTTGCGGAATGCGTTCCGTTGCCACGCCCTTCCCAAGTTTCGGGAAAACGTGTGTTGAGCCAACAACGCCGGTTTTTACACGAACAGTTTCGCGCAAAACGCCGGACCCTTGGAACGCTTGTTTGACCAAGGCGTCAAAGGAAGTGATAAAGTTCTGTGATGCAGTGTTTGACATGCTTTTTTCCTCACAAATAAAGGGTTGATTTGCCGTATCTATGCGATAGGGCCGCCGATATTTGCGGGCCGTGTGGTCACGGTATGGCCGCTTTTTTGCCTAGCGGGTCGCTTGAACAAAAATAATATAACACAAAAAAATCACCCCAATCAAGGGGTGATTTGGTTTGTTCAAATTGTGGTCAAGATATTAACAACCTTTTCCACCTTTCCCGGTTCCTTTGCCGCCTTTGCCGCCTTTTTTGGTCCCCTTCATGTCAATCACCGTCCTTCCGATGTTCAATAAATTAGGCTTGCAGATAAAGCGGGCGGCCGGCTTTTTGGCGCATATCCATCCACTTATCAACCTTTTGAAGGGCGGCCGCGTCACCTTTTTGATATTCGGCCGAACCCATAAATGACATGATTTCCGCGTCCGATGGAAGGCCCGTGACAGCTTGGCCATCAATATTGCCCATGGGGATACGTTCACCGGAACCAACCATTTCACGGATTTGGTTCAATAAATGAATACCTTCCGCGGTGGATGTCATGGCCTTAATGGTGTTCACTGATTTTTCATCAAAATGAACGCCAATATTTTGACGGACAAATTCGGAAACCGCTTTGACAACGGCCGGTCCGTTTGGCCCAATCTTGGCAATTTCCGCTTCACGGAACGCGGCCTTTTCTTCTTCCGTTGGTTCGGGCGGTTCTTGTCCTTCTTGCGCCTGAAGGTTTTTATAAGCAGCGTCCAACACTTCTTGGACAAGCGGGCCAAACTGGCCTTGGGACAACCCCAATTTGTGGGCAACATCTTTTGCCGCCTTCAAAACGGGGTCATCTTGTGAAACCAAGTCTTTCCATGGGGCTTCTGCAGGGGCTTCAAATTTATAGTCATCCGCCTTTTCGGGTGGTGCGCCACGGCGTCCCATCTTTTCGCGTAGGTCCTTGGCTTGCTTTTCGGCCGCGGTCAATTTCTCATAAAGGGCATCACCTTTAAATGTCTTGTTTTCCGCATCCCAAAGGGCATCATCCAAACCTTCGGGCTTTTCGCCGGGCTTGTATTTTGCGCCATCGTTTTTGCCTTCAAGGTCAAGCATGCTGTCATTTTTGGCCGCCGGCTTGTTCTGGTCGCCCTGATTTCCTTGGTTGCCGTTTTGGCCGGCATCACCTTGATTTTGTTGGCCGTTGGGTTGATTTCCTTGGCCTTCATTTTCTGTGGTCATCTTCTTTTCCTTCTGTAGATGGTTGTTAAATACCCATCGGACACGGCATTAAACGTGCCAGTCCAATCTTCTTCAAGGCCGTAAGCATGCCATAAAGCCATAAGCATTATGCGTCTTCTTCCGGTTCCTGAATTTCTTCTATTGCGAAAAGGTCCGCCGGAAGTCCATTCACTTCAACGGACGGAAATTGAATAGTCAAAAATACCACACCGTCACGGGTTTCATTGGCCAAAACCGTTCCAGCGTCTTGTGTGGAAAGGTTGAATTTTTCCGCTTGTTCTTGTTCATTAAATCGTGCGATTTTCATAATATTTCCCTTTATAAATATCCAATTGAAACGGCAACATCATTAAGTGCAACGGCGGTTGTATCGGCCACGGCCGGCGCACCTGTAATGGCATAGGCAATGCCCGTGGCAAGTCGCCATTCAACGGGCGGGACAAATGACCGCACACCGTTTGCGGGTATGCCAAGGGTCAAAATAGGTGTATCCGTTCCAACCGTTGGTGCGGATGCCTTATTGTAAAGTTTGAAGAATTTCATGGACGCTGAATTGTTGGTCAATTCAATATTGGCAATTGTACCGGCGGACGCCTTGACGGACGTGGCGTTGGTTGATGCCGCGCTGATAAGGTGGTGGAAGGTGATGATGCCGTTTGTTGTGGCGGAAACGGCGCGTTGGAACGCGCCCGCAACAACGGATGCCGCGGCAAGTGTGGCGGAAACTGGTTGTGATGCTGATACTTGCGCCCCGGGTATTGGTTCAGTTGCATACGGCGCGGGTTGCAATACCCATGTTTGCGTCCCTGATGTGAAGGCCGTGGCGCGAACCCGGAACCATTTAAGACCATTGACAGACAATTCCCATCCATAAGCCGGCGCGGCCGAAAGGTTTCCGGTTGTTGTTTCAATGGTGTTGGCGTTTGACCGTATCGCCTGAATGGAAAACCAATTTCCATCAACGCCATTTGTGCTGTTAAGACTTCCTTCAAACGCGCAATTGATTGTTGAAAATGTCCCAAAGCAATATGCCATAAGGTTTGAATAGCGGGAAACGTCAATGGCAACTTGGTCCCCGTTGGATGTAATGTTGTCAGTTGTTGGAACAATTGAAGCCGGCAATGCTGAAACCTTTAAGCGGCCCGCTTCGTCCGTTTTAAGCGTGGCATAATCGCCATCATTATCAACGGCGGTTGTGTCACTGTCACGGCGTTGACCAAGCAAAACAATACCATAATCACCACTTGCGCCCGGACTGTCTTCCGCCTTGATTGGTAAAACGGCGGCCGGGTCATTTGGGTCACCAATAACAATCACTTGGCGCATAACATCGGTCCCGCCGTCATTGACGGTGCGGGCATCTGGTTTTTGTGCGCTTGGTGACGCAACTGGTGGAAGGTCAAACGCTGTCATGTTTTGCCTTTATTTTGCGCCGATTGACTGGACCGATGCCTTGACCTGTTCAATCTGTTTGGTGACTTCTTCAAGGTCCGCCCGGGCCGCAACAAGGGCCGCCGTCACTGTTTCCAATTCCTCTTTTCCAAGGGAAATGGCGTTGTTCAATTCCACAAGTTCCGCTTCAAGATTGGCCTTATGGTCATCAACTTCCTTTTTCCCGGCGGCAATAATATCTTCCGCTTCTTGTTTAGCTTTGGCCACAACGTCTTTTGCGTCCGCCTTCGCGGCTTCCACTTTGGATTGGGCTTCTTGAAGATTATCCATGGCGGCGCGTTCCTGTCCTTGAATGTCTTCAAGGCGTTTGTGCGTGTTACCAATGGCGTCTTGAAGGTTTTGAAGGGTCGCGGCAAGTTCCGCGCCTTTTTCAAACGCCTTAAACGCCCGCGCCCCGCGCAAAAGTTCATCCTTGATGACGGAAACATCAAGGCCGGCGATTGTTTGGACATTCCCATCATCTTGGGTTTGTTCTTTGTCTTTTCCAAAAATTCCCATGATTAAAAACTCCTTTTTGCGTAAATGTAAGTTTGAAGATTGACGGCTGTTCCTGCTGTGACCTTGGCCATAAGATATTTGAAGTTTTGTGAAATGACCTCACCATCTTTTGCGGTATAGGTCATATTATTCCCTTGCGGGTCTTTCAATGGAACCCATCCGTTGGTTGCGCCGGCGGCGTCCGGTTCCGTTGCGTGGCCACTGATGACGCCTTGGGCGTCACGGGTGACATCCGCATCACGGTTTGAACCATAAAATGTGATGGAACCGGATGTTCCAAAATCATTGCAAATGTGGACCGTCTTATCCGCAAATTGGCCAATTTCCAAAGGAACGGTTGTGTCCCCGTTTGCAAGCGCAATACAGGCATATTCAAAAGTGTCCCTTTGATTTCCAACTGTTTTTGCTGTCCATGTTCTAAGTGCCATTTGAAGCCCCTTTCATTTGAATTTGGTTGATATAATCTTCCGGCGATTTGGCGGACATTGCCAATTCTATCCGCCCAAGGACATCACG